TTCTTATAGTATAAGAACAAGTTAGCGGCACCTTGTAAGTCTTGACCGTCTGCTGGACCGCCACTGGTAGCAGTTAACTTGTTTGCTTTTGCATATGCAAGTATATATGATTTAGCCTGTTGTTGATTCATATAAGGATATACTTCTAACGCACATGCTAAAACTCCGCAAACTTGCGGGCTCGCCATGCTTGTGCCGCTGTACTTTCCTAAGTAGTAGCTAGCATTTCTTGAATCCGATGTGCCGCTAGGTAACGCACTAATAATGTAAGTACCTGGCGCCCATAGATCTACACCTGGTCCACAATCACTGTAAACTACTTTTTGATCTATCTGGATGCTGTCAACTGATCCAACACATATAGCAGGTAGTGCATACTCGCCCTGAGTTGCGTTATCATTTGCTGTTGGGCTAGTGCCTCGCATGTAATAGTAAGGAGTAGAAATACTAGCTGGATATCTAACACCCATTTCAAAAGTATTATCCCAGTCAAGACCTCCTGGTACATCGTGCTTCCAACGACCATTGCCAGCAGCGCCGACCATAACAATTCCTTCGGCGTACACGTCTTCTAAGTCAACGTCACATGCCGGTACTCTTGCAGGTATACGTTGCCCAGCAATAAATCCCCATTCATTTAGTTGTTGAGTAGTAAAACCCGAACCGGCACTTTTTTTATTATTTGCACCGACTTGTAAATCAATTTGCGAAGGGTTATTTTCGTAGAATACGTATTCACTAACCATTCCGGGACTGCCTAGCACTCCGGTAGTACTTGCGTTACCTTCAATCCTAACACGGTAAGTTCTATTTGGTGTTGTGCCTTCTACGCCGTAGTAGATTCGTTGCACACTATTATCGGCTGCACACAACATTATCTTAGGAAGATTAGGAGTTGATACACTAATACCAGCATATACACTTGAGCCACTACCAAACGTTACATAAGAATTAGTACCGACATATATATTAGAGTATGTCGTTCCGAGATATTCTATATCAAACGGCAACGCTAGAGTCCAGTAGCCATCGTCATTTGATCCCACAGTGGGACTGGTAGCAGACGATAACGATCCGGCTCCTAAAAGACTTGATGAAATAGATGACACAGATGCTTCTGCATTAGTAGATTCTGTGATAACAGTTACACGCATGGCAGTGGCAACTGATAGGTCCTCACCAGCACCGGTAGTGTCTAAGGTAGTGTTAAATTCAACAGTATACACTGCGGTATCTGCTAGAGTTACTAATAACTCTTCTACAATAGATTCCACGGTTCCGCCGTTATTTGTTGAACTTAATGGCCCGGTGTATGTGTTTATAACTGTTGATCCTTGTTTGATAACTACTTCTACCTGTGAGCTTAATGTACCAACTAATGCATCTGCTGCAACATCGCTAATAAAACTTATATCAGCAGGCCCCTGGATAGTAACAGAGTACGAAGCACTAGGAGCAGATAATTGAGTTAAAAATGCTTCCTGTCCTTCTTGTGTCCACGATGCTGGCTTTGTTAAAATACTTCCGCCCGGCGGCACATATGGCCCAGTTGTGGTAATTCTATTACCACCGTTTTCGTAATTTATTAGATTTGCAAGACGTGCATTGGCAGTACATACACCACTAGTTCCGGTATATGTAACAGCACCATCTGGTGTATACCTAGTGCCTCTATATGTAACAGCAGTAATATCAGTAAATGCCCACTCGCTTGGAAAAATACTCATGCCCCAACTATTATTAACAATAGTTGGATTTTTTCTGCTAGTTTCTGAGTTTACGCTTTTGTTTCTATGAAATGCTCTTATGTAATCAAATACAAAGCTAAAATCACCAGGATTACCTGCATCATAATATATGTTATAGATGTTAGCATCTCGTGCCCAACCTTGTGTGTTACCTGCTACTGTGCCCGCAACGTGGGTCGAATGATCACCTGTACCGTAGACGTAGTCGCCGTTTGAACCATTTCCAATTTCAGCGTTGTGTTGCTCCCAGTTATATGCTATAGATCGTTGTCCACCAGTACCGTCTGCATTAACGGCAAATTCTGGATGGTTCCACACGATTCCGTTCATATCACAAATAACTACATCAACATTACGACCCGTTTGTGCAAGTGTAATAGTTCCGGTTTGTGCAGCAGTTCCGCCGACGCCCGTGCCTTCGTATCCACTACCGCCCCAATTTGTAACTTGAGAATCTTGTGTGCAACGTAATAATCCCCAGTTCTTCATAGATGAGCTAGTAGAACCCGATTTATCCCACGCTGACGATGTTTGTGTTTCTGCAAAAGTACCTGCTGAAATTCCTAAGTATTTAGGAGACAATGTTACTGACTTGATCCTAGGATCTTGTGCTAACTCGCCAGCTTCCCAATCTGATAACAAGTAGTGCGTATTTCTACTAGTAGTTCTGCGATGTACGCATTTTACACTTCTTGTTAAATCAACACAAGCTGGAGTTTTACCTTCAGTTTCTATTTCGTCATATAATGATTCAAGGTCTTGAAAATTATGTACCGTGACAATATATTCTCTTCGTTGAATGTATTCTGAAATAGGCATCTTAAACCTCTAGTTGTAATGCTGTAACAGTAACAGTTATAGCAGTTGAAACTCCTGCTTTGTTAGTAACAGTACAAGGAATAGATGATGAAGGGCTAGCTTCGCTGCTAAATCCTATAGCGCCAGGGCTAATTAGAATAGTCTCAGCACCGGTAGTAATAATTTCTGCAACAACTCCCGAACCCGGTAATGGGTCTGTTCCTTCTAATCGACTAGCATCAGCTGTTCTAGCAGCAACACTAGTATACAGTCTAACCCATGCAGCATCACTAGTTTCAATTTTGTATAATGCATATCCTTTGTATCCAGATAGTGCAATATCTTCTGATGCACCGTCTGCTAGCGAACTAGTAGTGACAGCTGGAAGAGTCGACCTAGATGTCAGACCAGATCCGCCGCCTCCTGTTGCCCAGCTTAATGTTCCTGCACCATCGGTAGTTAATACTTCTCCTGCGCCGCCATCTACTGAAGGTAGTGTCCATACTACGTTGCTAGATATAGTAGTTGGTGCTTGAAATCCTACGTAGTTAGAACTATCAGAGTCTGCAAATCGTAAATCACCTTGTGCATTAATTTGTACATTGCCCGCAGCTTTGATAGAAGCGGCTGTTAGTAATAACTCTGATCCGCTGAAGTTTGCTATTGAATTGGTTTTAAGTACACCGGTTTCACTGATTTCGGCCTTGGCTGCAAGGCTTGTTCCGTTATTAGTGGCAAAAACAATCTTTGTCGGAACACTGTTTGTACTAACAGATCCAGTTACTGCTGCACTTATACTAGCACCGGCTACGAATGTAGTACCGTCATGGCCACCAAATACTGTTGCTCCAAGTCTATCATTAAGGGTTACTGCGCTTGGTGTTGATATTGTGCCCCGAGATCTGTATAATAACAGCGGAACAACGCCGACTGTAGTGTGTGCTTGTCCAAACGATACTCCGGCACCTGAAGCAGTAGAGTATGTGTTAGTTCTTACATTAAGTGATCCGTCTACACCGTTAGCTGCGTCACCAATGGAAGTAACAGCCGGAGATGCTGCATAGTCAGTTGATGTTGGTGCTATTAAAATACTACTAGTACTTGTTATAGGAGAATTTATTACAACTTGCCCTGTTCCGTTTGGACTTAGTACAATATTCCTGTTGCTAGTAGATGTAATACCAAACACTCCAACATCTAAGTTGCCGCCCAGTTGCGGGCTAGTATCTTCGACAACATTGCTTAATCCGCCGACACCGCCGCCAGTTACAATATTACCGCCAGGAGTTACTCCGTCACCAACGTATAATATGTTTTCATCAGTAGTATAAAGAAGTTCCCCTTCGGCAGGAGTAACTGCTGCTCTGTCTGCTTCGAGACCTCTTCTAATTTGTAATGCCATTGTTGTCCCCTAACCTTTTAAAATGTTCCTAAATCTAACGTAAATCCTGTCGGAGCAGTAAATGTTCCAAAATCTAAGCTGCCGCCTACTGCTGCACCTGGTGCCCATTGTGAGCCATTCCATACTAATGCTTGTCCAGTAGAAGGCAATACTGATGTGGTATCCACATCGGATAGTCCGTCAATACTTGTACTACCTATTGTAGAACTAATTGTAATAATATTTGCGCTAGTTTTTGCAACAGTAATATTAGTACCCGATGCAAGTTTAATATCGTCTGCTGATAGATCAGTACCAGATAGTCTAATGTTTGCACCACCTGTAGTTGTTTCCGCCGAAATGCCGTAAATATTATTAGGGCTCTGCGGACTTGACTCGATCCATGCAGATCCGTATCTAATATACATTCTACCGTCAACTGTGTTCCACCACAAATTGCCTTCGGAGACGCCTGTTGTAGGTGGCGCTGCACCTACAGATGCCCCGTAAACTGCGCTATATAATTCTAAAATATTAGCATTAACTTTCTGAAAAGCTGATCGCAAATCATCGCCTGTGCCATCATTTGCGTAAGTCCCTAGGTTAATAGTTTGTATTGCCATTTTGCGCTCTCTTTTATATATTTAGCACGATACATGGCAATAAATACCCTGATGAATTTACACGCAGACAATGATTTCTGGACTAATTTAAAGTGGCCCGCAGCCCCTAACGAGGACGATTACAGTGTGTTTGCTGGTTATTGTAAGGGCAGAGTTTTACTGTTAGGTAGCACAAAACTATTGTTACCACTGTGTACAGAAGCATGGGATTTAGAACCTAAATATCCAGATACTAAAATAAAGAATAAGGACTGGTTTACCTTAGACGAGCATTGGGATACAATTATAGTAGATGGCGCACTAGCTTTTGGCAAAGATTACTGTGAACAACTATTAAAAGCAGTACTACCAAACTGTGACAGATTTGTTGCCCGTGCTTTTCTAAACCCCAACTGGCCCACAAAATACGCGGTCTATTTTCCCCGTGCTGAAGAACTAACACCGCAGCCTAAAGAACACCCCATCAACGAAGTTTATACATTTTACATATGGAACACCATACAATCCTAGCCATGTACTCAGGCGGTTTAGACAGCCTTGGTATGATTTACAAGTTACTCACCGAAGATGCGTATAAAGACTATGCTGTCCATATACATCATGTTCACAACCGTAACATAGAACTCAGAGATCGTGCTGAAGGTATTGTAGTGCCTATGGTGCTAAAAGAACTAAAAAGATTAGGATTTACTTTTGACTACAGTGAGAGCGAAATAGGTACACCGCCTTACGGACTTAACTTTCTATATGATTCAGATACTATGAACTTCTTTGCTGGTTACATTTGTTCAGCAAATACTAACATAGTAAAAGTCGCTATGGGTATGCAGGCTAACGATGGTAACCACGCACTTGAAGAACGCCGTAAGCGAGCTGACAAAATACTAGCGGCATTTACACCTGTGGGCAAAATCTATCCTGTGCTCAACATGACCAAGCGTGAGATTTACGATAGTTTACCTGACTCATTGAAGAACATGTTTTGGTCTTGCCGCCGACCAGTGTACACAGAAAAAAATATCGCACCTTGCGGAAGATGCGATACTTGTCGTAAACTTAAAGAACAAGGTATTCGTTAAGTTAATCCATAAACAGTCTTAGTGTCGTTATAACTAGATCCTGAAATATAGGAACTACCAGTAACATCCCCAAGTTTACCTTGGAACCTAGCATTGCTTGTCATGTATGTTGCACAGTTAGCACCAAAAGTAAAATACGATGTGCCTGGTCCACTACGAGTCACAGTTGTTGTTTGTAGTGTTGCGTTATTCAAAGAAACACCTAACTCAGTACTTAGATTGTTGTAATAAAAATACAAGTGATTCCACGAATTCAGCGTAACAGATCCTGAGCTAACAATAGTAGTGGCATTTGCTCCATTCCATACACTTGCGTTGATATTTCCTGATAATCCTATTTCAAGAGCATTATAATAGTACACAGTATTTTCAACAGGTCCACCTTGCTCAGCCATTAGTCCTACATGGTTGCTGGTAGGATAGAACCATATGTTAAAATAGAACGAAGCAATACCGTGCCCTTGTGTTGAAATATAGTTAGTGCCGCTAAAGACGTGTACATTTTTAGTTGAACTGTTGGGCATCAATATTGATGTTAATACCGGGTCAGTGCCGCCACTTGGTCTAATATAGGATTCGGGAGCGGTGTCCCACACATAGTCTCCTACTGCTCCGTCTGCCACAGCGCCTCCTAGTGTAGACGTCATCAATGTTTGCATTATAGACATAGTGATTCCTTAAGTGGCATTGTATATGTCGCTAGGACCACTAATCATCCAAACTTGACCGTCTTGGGCACCGTTGTTGTAATCGTGTCCATCTTCAAGTTTGATCAAGGTTACCATACTGCCTGACCCACTGTCTGGAATTCCCCAAATATCGGTGCTGATATTTCTGCCAGCACCAAGGATCGTTCCTATAGTACCTGGCCAACCTTCTAACTGTACATAACAATCACTACCTGTACGATTAACAATAGTAAATGTAAATCCTACAGGTAAATTCTTATCAGTCCACCAACCTGGAATATAAACAGTGCCATTGTTGTTTCTAAAGTAGATATGCTTGCCACTGTCGTGGGCGGTGAGGTAATAGTCATCGTCTGCTCTAATCTGTGGAATTCTATCTCCAGCAGTAGACTGTTTAGTACCATCGCCAAATACTAGTCCACCGTGTTTAAGGTCTACCATCTTGTGTAGATGTTGTGGGAACGAATCCTGAGGATCTCTAGTAGCATATCCTCTAAGGTCAGTTACGGCTGTGATGTTTTGCGGCTGCTCTGACGCGGTAAAACTGCCGCCTACGACAGTAGTTAATTCGCCGTCTTTTATTCTACCCTGCCCTAAACGGAATGCTCCCATTTGAACAAACTCGCCTTCGCCGCCTAGGTAAGTAAATCCGTCTGTGGGTAAACTAACCCATAAGCCGTTGTAGTAGTCATCATCTGTTTCATAGGTATAACCTGCTACTATTAACTGATCACCGTGGATACTGCTCCAGCGATTGCCGTTGCTGTTACCTAGGTAGGAACTGTCGTTACCGTTAAGGCATCTGCTCCATATTAGATTACCATTTGAATCTAGTTTAGTCACAGTAAATCCAGTGGTACTCCAAGATGGATTATCACCGCCTAACTGAAGTGTGACATAGATATTATCGTCACTGTCTACTTGTACATCACAGTCTTCGTCCAGCCAATTCCCCCAGTTACCGTCACCGTAGAATTTCTTCCAAACAACTGTGCCGCTTGAAGTCATTCTAGCAACAAATTGTTGAGGTCTAGTAAGGCTAACACGGTATTCATAGCCAGAAACTACAATGTCACTGGTGCCTATTGTAGCTACACCAGTAGCATAGGCATCTGCTTCATCACTGTTGAGATACTTGCTAAAGTCAATGGTGCCATCGCTAGTAGCAAACTTGACCACTAGACTTTGACTATAACTTGTTTCATAATATCCGTTACCTACTGCGTAGATGCTTGAACCATCTTTGCTGTAAACAACTGATTGGAATCTATCATTAGATCCGCCGCCGATTGCCTTGTTCCAGACTGGAGTCCATACAAAGGCTTCACCTTGTAGGTTCAGTTTCATTGACCAAGAACCGCCGACTGCGGTAAAGTCAATGCCGTCAACACGGATTCTAACGGCATCAGTCGGCGGAGTGTTACTTGTAGCAACACTGGTTACAGCACCGCTACCGCCTACACCGACAACTGTTACTTCAGTATCATCTGCTGTCGAAACACCGTTAGCGTAAGTGTTGCCTTCGATAATAGCCACATCGCCGCTTACATAGTTAGAACCTGCGGCAGCGATGCTAGTTGTTATTGAGCCAGTTATTGGGTCAACCGTAACGTTTAGACTTAGTCCACTACCTACTTGATAGTTAGATCCACTAACTCCGGTATAGGTTGTTTGTGCTCCGCCATCTGCTGTTCCTTCCAAAGTTACTGTAACGCTTGGAGTAACTGTGGCTATGGTAAGAATTAAATCGTTAACACCGTCTGTTCCGCCTAGTTGGCCGCCAAAAATCTTAATCTTATGTCCCGGTACATAGTATGAACCGCCGCTAGTTACCGTAACAGAGTAAATGCCAGGATCACCATCATTGGCTATAACGTCAAATGTAGCACCTGATCCCTGTCTTGGTGTACAGGCTATACCTGGATAGTAGTTAACTGTACTAATGCTTGCTGTTCCAGTAATACCTGTTCCAGTAATCAAGAAATTACCCACAGGTTCACTTGGTATTAGATTACCTGGCCAGTGTTCTTCGTCTAGGTTGGATTTCAATATGTCAAAATAACCGTTGCCTGTGGCCAGCATAGTTAATGTGCCAAACGGAATATACTCGTTGAATTTTTCTCCAACTACTGCGGCAGCACCTGTTGTTGGGTGTGTGGCCACATCATAAGAGTACATATCCCCTTGGTCAGTTAGCGTCACATTGTCAACAACATCTCCGCTTGCTGGGTCTAGTCTGAGAACCGTGGCTTGCTCTAGGTATGTGTCAGTAGCATCACCTGACATACTTGTTTGATAACTTAGTACTACAAGGTTGTCGTTGACTGTGTCATAATCTAGCGAAATAGGGAACCCCATTGCGTCTGGGTAACTTTCTGTGACGTTAGTAGCAAGATCAGTGCCACTAGGTGCTGTACCTGCGATAGTGGCTGTGTAAATGCCGCCGGTGTCAAAAACTGCCGTTACAGTGATTGTGGCACGGTTTACCACGTCGTTACCGCCGGTAAAACTGTTGCCGGCTATGTATAGTAGCTCGCCAGCGCGATAGCCTATACCAGGTGTACTAATACTGTCTAAGGTATAAGCACCACCTGTCCAACTAATGTTGAATTGGGCATTGCGACCCGCACCTATTATTTTTGACCATACTAGTTCACCTGTGGTCAATGAGTACTTTTCTATTCTTCCGTTGTTATCATCGCTCCAATCGCATTCGCCGCCTATATAGGCAAAGCCATTGTGTGTGGTTACACTTTGGAACTCAATATGGCTTTCATTGTTTCTCCAAGGACCTTGCATATTAACAAAGCCTTTGATTGTGTTAGGTAACTTGACTTCCCCAGAGGTAGTGAATTCTGTAGTCTTAGTAACATTAGTGCTACCTACAGTAATGTTTAAGTTGGTAAAGTAGCTCTTATCTGTTGGGCCTGCATCATCCCAATCTGCGTCAAAACCAATCTTATATTCCTTACCTGGAGCAAGGCGTCCCGGTACTTGACATCTAGATGTTACAGCACCATCTGAGTTTAACAATTCAAATGTAGTCAATTCTGCCAAAGGATCGTAGGTAAATCTTGCTTGGGCAACATCCGCAGTTAGCACATTAGCACCTTCGGCATTGTTAGTTAATCCGTTTAGTTCTGCTTGTGCTACAATATCTCCATCACTGTCAGTATCAACCGTAGCGGCGATTCTTGATGGATGCGGTTGCCAAGACCAGACCGGAATGCCATCTGCTGGGTACACGCAAACGCCCCAGTCTTCGTTGCCACTGACTAAACTGATATCAAATTCTACAACCGCCTTAGCATCTGCTGGGAAACTAGCAGTGGTGTGTATTGGATATGCTGGCTGATCGTCTGCTGTTTCTTCATTGTTACCTGTAAACCACATGCCACTACCGTCAAAGCCATAGTGTGTATCTAGTGTTTCACGATCTGGGCTTCTTGGAGTAATAGACAACCAATCGGGTTTACCGTCAGTTAAGGCATCGTTTAGTGCGGCAACTTCAACTGTAGAAGCCTGTGCTTGTAGCGATCCGTCTGGTAGTTGTACAAAACTAACACCAGTATCAACAACGGAGATAATACATGAATCAATGTCGTTCATATACTCTGGTTCGCCTGGGCTACCAGTAAATGTGTCTGATAATGTCCAAGTAGCGCCACCGTTTGTAGACACAAACATTTCTTCGTCATCGTTACCAGCGTAGAACACACCGTTGCTGTAATGTAGTGCGTCAATGTACTGACCGTGACTGAATGTTAGTGTACCTGATACAAATGGATCAAGTGCTGACGAATCAAACGCTACAGACACACTAGTGTTTGTGTATAACATATTACCACTGCCAACATAGTATGTCCCGTTGTAGTCTGACGGAGTACAGTTAGACAGTACAATTTTTTCATTAGTGTTGGCAGATTTATCACCAAATGTAATCGCAGCCGTAGTTGATTGGTTAATGCTAAAATCTGTTGCTGTGTATGGTTTAGGAATTGACACAAATGGACCAGCCGGAATAGCAGGCCAGTATAGTATCTGCCCGTCATCTGTAGCAACCATAATTGTTGTGGCGTCTTGATAAGAGCCAAATACAACTTCTGATATATCGGGTTGGTAGTTTACGCTTTCGGCAAAAATGCTGCCTATGTCTTCAAAAAATTCCGTAAACGACCCGTTTCTTGGATCAGTACTAGAGTTATAATACCAAGCATCATCAGCAGGATCATCATCTTGAAGTATGTGCCAACCTGTAAACGCACCAGAGGTAGCATAGGCTATTTTACCAAAATTATCATCTAATCCAGGTCCACTTAAATCGATCCAATTTGACGACCCCATTGACGTTGTAATATTGGTAGTGTAGAAAGCGCCTAGATTAATGTCGCTGGTAGTTAGTAAGAATCCAGTGCCGTTTGTTTCAATATCAGAAAACTCTGCGTTATTAGTGTATCCAGCACCACTGTTAAATGCGGCAAGGAATCCACTGTCAAGATCCACTTGTGTCCAACTTGTTCCGTTAGAGCTATATAGTATTACTGGTAGATTGTTAGTGTTGTTACCAACTGCTACAAACTTTTCAATGTTGGCAAAATATTTTACTTGGTTTAAAGTAAAATCGTCAAACCCAGTAACTTCAGTAACTGTTCCAGGAGCAGAAGTTGATGCGTACCATAACGCATCATCGTTACCGTTGCTCGCATCAACCGCACTAGCAGTAAAGACAATTATATCGGGACCAACAGCAACTCTACCTACACTATCCATTGTAGTTGTATATTCTGTCCAAGATAAACCGTTAGTTGAAGTAAACACTCTGCCATCGTTATTGACGGCAACATACAATGTTGAACTAGTACTGCCACCAGTTTGTCCAGTGTATGCGGTTGTTTGAACCGTGCCGTCTGGGAATGTTAGACTACCGTCTGTGCTAAATTCCCAATTTGAACCACCGTCGTCCAAACTAACAATTACATTTTTATTGTTAATTGTGCCAAGAATTAATCCGTTATTAATTCCGTTAAAGTTGACAAATTTATTTCCGTCGTCTGACAGAATAGATTCATCGTTGTCACCAATGCTTAGATTCCCAATACCACCTCCGCCGCCTACATTCACAACTTCACCGGCTCGCATCTTAGGGCGGAAAGCAATCTGTGTCCAGTCTCCAGCACTAAAGTTAGTCTTAGCATTAGGTACCGTAGTAGCCCACATATTGCCTGCTTCGGCAAATGCCTTGTCAGCACTTGAGAAAGTGCCTTCTACTTCTACATAGATTTCTTCAATTTCACCGTCATCTAATTCTTGAACACTATACCCTGCTTCTGAGTAACTACCGCTAGGAGTCTCTGTGCCGCTTCTAAACAAGTAGGCAGCGTTGTCAAGTAATTGTACAGCCTCAGTATCGCTACCAAATGTATCTGGATTAGCACTGTCTTGTTCGTCAACTTCTTCTACAAAGTAGTTAACTGCTTGTGTAACGCCAGGAATAACAACACCGGTTGTACCTGCTTGTAAATTAACACCACCTAGTTTTAGGTCGCTACTTTGAATTTCAAATGCTTTCTTTGCCATGTTATATTATTCCTTATTAATCGCCACGAGCTACTTCTGTAGCATATATTTTTACGAACACGTTATTTGTTGTGCTAACTGGGGTTGCTGTAATTTCAATCCTGCTTGATACAGCGTTCCATTGTGCGTCTAATGTTGCTAACGGACCTGCACCTGTGTAGATAACACCGTAGACCACAG